ATATATTTGATCATCACCATATAAAGTATCTACATAATACACATTTGTTACATATTGATTTTTTACATGGATATTCTAATTTATATTCTAATATTTCATTTTTCCCAAAATAATTATTGTAATCGCTCATTGTAATGTGATTAATTAATGATTTAATTTATCTCTTTATAAATTCAATTTTTTAAATTCAATTTTTTTAAATTCAATTTTTTTATAATTAAATTTTATTGCGTTAAACTATTTAAAAATAAATATATAGTAATATTATATAGATTATGAAAAAATCGAAACCAAAAGTTAAAGAAAAGAAAAAAGATGAAGAAAATTTTGATTTTATGAAAACAAATAAGGATAATATTAAGAATGTTATAAAAGATAATAATATTAATCCTATTATCAATGAATTAGTTTCAAGAACAAATAAAATTGTAGTGCATTCTTACCAATTTTTGAAATTATGTTTTATTCATTTATTTAATAATAATCAATCTTTTCCAACATTAGATAAAGAATTTATTTGTGATATTTTTAAGGTAATTACTAAAAGAAAATGCAATTCTGGAGGATATAGAGATGATAATATGCCTGAACAATTAAAGACTTTAACAACATTTTATAAAGAACATTATTCTAAAACTATTATTAAAGATGAAACACTTTATTATGATAAATTAAGTTATATTTTAGCATATGAAGCAATTGATATGATTACAAATATTAATAATAATATTCAAGAACATTTTATAGACCATCTTAATAAATATGTTAATATTATATTTGATGTTAAAAAACAGCGTGATGAAATAACAAAAGCAAATAAAGATAAAGAATTAAGAAAGCAATTACATAAAGCACTATATGAAGACATAAATAAAGTTAAGAAAGATTTAGTTTCATTTGATACTTTAACAAGTAATGAAAAATACCATAAATGGATAATAGAACAAAGAATTAAATTATTTCCAAATAAAATAAAGTTTGAAGAAAATAATATTTATTATGAACTTAAATCAAACACCCAATACTTTTTACATTCAATATTTTATATTTGTAATGAATTAGAAAAACTTAATAATATAAAAATAGAAAAAGAAGAAAAACAAATAAGATTATTTAATGTTCTACCATTAAGGATTAATATAGTCCCTAAAAATATTTGTATTGATACTTGTGCATTAATTAGTAATTTTTTGGGTGATGAAGCAACAAGTGAATATTTAAAAACATACAAAAAAGAAAATAAATATAATGAATTATGGAGTAAATTTTTTAATTTATCAAATAGAGTATTTAAGAAAGGCAAAAAATACACATTCGGTAATATGATTAGAACAGATGGAATATCAGTATGTATTCTATTTATTCGTGTAGATGTAAATGGTAAGCCCTTATCAAAAACATATCAAAATAAAAAATGTTGTCAAGAAGAAAATATCAATTATATTGAAAAAACAGAGATTACGCAAGAACTTAATATGAAGGTTGTATGTGCCGATCCTGGAATGAGCGATTTATTATATTTTGGTTCTTATAATGATAAAAATGAATTAGAAACATTTAGATATACACAAAATCAAAGAAGATTAGAAACAAGAAATAAAAAATACAATAAAATTATTGACAAAGTTAATAAAGAAACTATCATTGATAGTAAAACTATTAAGGAGTTAGAAACAAGTTTATCTAATCTAAATTCAAAAAGTTGTAATTATGAAAAATTTAAATTATATTGTATTGAAAAGAATAAAATAAATAATCAACTTTATACTCATTATGAAAAATCATTTTTTAGAAAATTTAAATTAAATGCCTTTACAAATACACAAAAAAGTGAAAGTAAGATGATAAAAAACTTTGAAAATAAATATGGTAAGCCTAATAAAACTATATTAGTTATTGGTGATTATGATAAAGGTGATAATAATATGAAAGGAAAAGAACCAACAATATGTAAAAAGTTTAGAAGAATATTTAAAAATGCAGGATATAAAACATATTTGGTAAATGAATTTAGAACATCAAAACTTTGTAATTGTTGTAATGAAGAAATAGAAAAGTTTTTAGAAAAACCAAGTAAAAAACCAAAAAGAAAAGGCGAAATAGACTTATGTCATGGTATATTACGATGTCAATCGGTTAAGCATAATTGCGAAATATATCATAACAGAGATAAAAACGCTGTGCAAAATATGTTAAAAATAGTTAAATCTATATTTAACACTGGTAAAAGACCAGACATATTTTGTCGCAGTAGTTAAGACTTCATACACATTTCACGATGTGTTATAACCAAATTTTAACATTTGTGTATATTTTTTTGTCGTTAAATCGGCATTTTAAATGTGCAAAGGTGTAAAAAAGTATATAATATAAATAATATTAATATTATATATGGAAAATAAAAATATATCACCATTAAGATATCCAGGTGGGAAAACCAGAGCATGTAAATTATTAGAAAATATATTAATAACTAATTTTAAATTAGATAATTTTACAACTATAATATCACCATTTTTTGGAGGTGGATCATTTGAATTTTATATACAAAATAATTATAATTTAAAAATAATAGCCAATGACAAATTTACTCCACTTTATAATTTTTGGAATACATGTAAATATAATAAAAACGATTTATGTAAAGAATTATATAAAAATTTAGATAATATTAATAAAGATAAATTTTATAATTTTAGAAAAATAATATTAACTGAACAAAATAAATTAAATCAAAGTATGATGTATTATATAATAAATAGATGTTCATTTAATGGTTCAACATTGTCAGGTGGATTTTCATTAGAAGCATCAAAAAAGAGATTTACAAAATCATCTATTGATAAAATTAAAAAATTAGATTTAGATAATTTTGAAATATATAATATTGATTTTGAAGAATTTATAAATAAAAATAATGATATAACTAATTTATTATTTTTAGATCCTCCATATTATTTAGAAAAAAAATCAAAATTATATGGAAATAATGGAGATATGCATGAAAATTTTAATCATGATAAATTATATAAATGTTTATTAACAAAAAGAAATTGGATGATGACATATAATAATTGTGATTATATTAAAAATTTGTATAAAGACTATAAAATAATAGAACTTAATTGGACATATAGTATGAATAAATCAAAAAAATCATCTGAAATAGTTATAATTAGTTAATAAAATTAGTAACTAATTATATATTAAAACCATTCTCTACCATTACCACCACGATTATATAAGAATCTATTTTGGTCTTTGGTTAAACATAAACATCCAGCATCTTGGAAGGTATTTGAACAGAAAATATTGCTACCACCTGCTACAAATTTGTTTTTATTTTGACAGACAAAAGGATCATATTTTTGTTTAAATGGAGTAGGCCATTGTTCAGAGCAACATGATTTAGAACATAAATTATTTTGAATACTCATTTCTCCACCTGCTCCATCATCTAATAAGAAATAATTAGATGGGACAGATTCAGTCATTTCTGGACTTCCTTCTACTTCACCACTTTCAAATCCAGGTCCATCAACTAACATTCCAGTTTGTGGATCTAATTGAGGTTTTAATTTCATAGCATCAGGTATTGTTGGGTGTTGTTCTACTGGTTTTTCTTTTCCATCAAATCTATCTATTAATTTAACTTGTGGATTAGTTAATTGTCTTAGCCATAACATTAAACACACAAATAAAAATACTACAACTACTACTGTTAATACTACAGACTTATATTCTAAACTATATTCCATATTCTTTTTAATTATATAGTTAATTTATAAAAAAAATTTAATATATATTAAATTTTTTATATTTATTCAATAACATAAATTGGTATATATACACTATCAATAATCCATTTACCTTTATCATATATTCTAGGATAATAATCTATATTTAATTCATATTTATTTAATAAATTATTTAATTTATTTATATATATTTTATCCTGTGCTATTTTTTCAAAAAATATTTTAGAAGTAAAATTATATCCATATTTTTTAATTGCTAATTTATTAATATTATATATTAAATCAGTTATATCACGAATAAATTTATTTTCATTTATTTTTATTATTTTATTATCAGTAATATTTTTTCTAATAATATATAATCCTTCATATGTTATTACAATTGAACCCTGTGTTTGTCCTAAATTATAATGATATATAAAATGTATCATATCACTAACACTGGGCATTTCATATAAAAATCCTAATTTTACTCTACCACCTGGATTTGGAGATCCTGGATGTGTATGAAATATATATTCAAAATCAAACATATCAGGCATTTCTGATGGAAGAAATATTTCATTATCATATTTATCTATTTTATCTGTTTTTGCTGATATAATTATTCTTTCTAATCCATTACTATCAAAATCTAATAATCCTGCTTGTTCTGAATATCTATACATTCCATCATTATCTTTAAATTGTTTTACACTTCCTTGTTTCATTAAAGAATCCATTATTAATATTTGATTTCTATTTATTTTTAAATAACGCTTATTTTCTTTTATTATAGTTTTTCCTTTTATTTTTTTTGATTTTGATCGTGCTATTATTTTTCTATTACCAATTTGATATCTAAATATATAATCTATAAATTCATCAGATGGTTTTGTATTATGTTTTTTAATATAATGAATTAATCCATCTTCCCAACATATTAAATTTAATTTAAATAAACCAGTTGTTATATTTTTTTCATCACATAATAAACAATTTTTAGGGATATCATAAGTATTAAATTTATGTTTAGATAATAATTCATTATTAGTATCAATTAATTTTTCTAAAAATAATTGTTTATTTTGCCATTCATTATCTGAATGAATTGGAAAAGGTAATATATTATTAAATGAATCATATTCTTTTTTATTATGAGATGATCTCCAATATGATTCATATTTATATATTTTAAAATTTAATTTAAATTTATTCATTAATATTATTATATATTAATAATTTCTGTTATTATTAAATATTCAATTTTAAGAATATTATCTAAATTTATTTCTTCATTAATATCCATTTCATTATTTTTATTAATACTAATTGGAATATACCAAATACCTTTATTAATAAATAAAGCAATTTTAATTAATTTTTTAATATTATCTCCATCAATATAAAAATTACCATTTGAAGTTAAATAATATAATTCATCTATTTCTGTTTTATTATATTTTGAATAATTATTATTTAATTCTTCTGAAAATTCTTTAATTTTTAATGAATTAGTTATTAATTGTTTATCTATATTAGATATATTCCAACTCCAATACCATACTGAATTTATTATATTATACATTCCTATTACATTATATTTTGCTCTTAGTTTTAATTTATCTTTATAATATATTTCTATTATATAATTATTATTATATTCATCTTTCATTAATTTGAATCTATGTATTTTTTTTATATTTATAATTTTTTTCATATATTCTTTTTGTTGTTGATAATAATTATTAATTTTAGAGAACATCATAAATATTATAAAAAAAGAAATTTAATTTTTAACAAGTTTATATTTTTTTTTATATCCTCCTTTTTTATTTATAGAAGAATATAAGATAAATAAATCTTTATTAGATAATTTATTATTTATAATTTTTGTTAAAAAAATTTCGTCATTTGAATTAATTGGACTATCTGAATTTTCCATAATAAAAATACATAAAAAAATATTCGCTTTTATTTATTATAATTTATCATTATTATATTATATAATGGATAATTCTGATAATAATAAAAAAATATTATGTGTTAATATAATCAATAATAAAGTTTGTAATTATGGTAATAAATGTATGTATGCTCATAATTTATCTGAACAAAAAATAGAACCAATAAGGAAATTAGCATATGATATAATTATGGGAGAAAATGAATATGAAGATGAAAAAAATTATCATAATATAGATTTAGTCAATAATGAAAATTTATTTAATACTTTAAAAACTTTAACCCGTGTATGTTCTTTTTGTTATAAAAAAATATGTCCAGGTGGTTATAATTGTAGAAATGGAGTAGTTTTACCTAAATATAAGATATGTTATGAAGATTTAATGACAGGTAATTGTCAGAGAAATAATTGTTTAAATATTCATTTAACAAAGAAAGGTTTAGTTCCAATGAATATACAAAAAGCAATAAATTCAAATAAAGATGTATTTTTAAATATATCTGATACTACAATTAAAAAAAATACAATATGGAATAATTTTCCAAAATCAATATTAGTTAATAAAAAGAAAAATATAATAGAAAATAAAACTAAAGTAAATTCAACTGAAATAAAAGGAATATTATTAACAGAAAAAATATTACAGGAAAAATTTAGTAATAATCAAACATCAACATATTCATCAGAATCAGAAGATTATTCTGAAATAGAAAAAATATCAAAATATATAAATGATAATTTATCTGATTCTCAATCAGAAACTAAATATGATGAATCAATATTTGAAAAATAAATTTTACTTTAATTTAATAAATTTAATAATTAAATTTATTAAATTTATGAAAAAATTGAATAAAAAAATATTAAATATAAAACAATAAAGATATAATATAATATGGATTGGTTACAGAAATACAGACCAATAAAAATAGATGATATAGTATGTAATAAACAAGCAGTAATTAAAATTAAAAACTGGATTACTGATTTTGATACAAATAAGAAAGAAAAACGACAAGAGAAGAAGAATAAGAACAATAATATAAGAAGTTGTATATTAATAACGGGTAGTCATGGAGTAGGTAAAACATTAGGAGTGGAAGTAATATTAAGGGAATATAATTATGAAATACATAGACTTGATTTTAATGATATTAAAAATACGACAAATATAAAAGAGAGTATATTAAAATTAGTAAATAATAATAATATATTAAATTTAATAAATAATAATACAACAACAAAAATAGCAATAGTGATAGATGAATTAGAATCAATAACATCAACAACAGAGAAAAATTGTATATTAAACATACAAAAATCTAATGAGATAAATTGGTTTTGTCCAATAATATTTATATCGAATAATCAACATAATAAATTATTATCAGAAATAAAGAAAAATTCAATAGAGATAAAATTTTATCAGCCATTTGATACAGATATGAAAAAAATATTAGGATTAATATGTAATAAAGAGAAAATTAAAATACATTCAATGGAAGTAGTTGATAAGATAATAGAACATAGTCAATATGATATTAGAAGATTAATAAATACAATACAAGATATATATGAAGCATATCCAAATCAGATAATAAATATGGAAGTAATAGAAGAATATACAAAAACATCAAAAGTAAAGGATATAGATATAGATTTATTTACAGCAACAGCAGGATTATTATATAATTATGAAACAATAAATGATTGTTTAAGATTTTATGAGACAGAAAAAGTATTATTACCATTAATGGTTCATCAAAATTATGCAAAAACAGTAATAGATAATGTAAATAATAAAGAGAAACAATATGAAATAACTAAAGATATATCAAAATCATTATCAACAGGAGATGTAATAGAAAATTATATATATGGAGATCAAAATTGGGAAATGCAAGAGATTCATGGATTTTATACATGTGTAGATACATCATTTAAATTACATAATAATATGGGAGAAAATATAAAGAGAAGTAATTTAACATTTACAACAGATTTAAACAAAACCTCAATTAAGAAAATAAATAAGAAGAATATAAATAATACAAATAAATGTTTTAATAATTTAAATATATTTGATTACATATATATAAATAAGATAATTAGGAAATTAATAAAGAACAATAAAATAGAAGAATGTATGGAATTATTAAAACATTATGATATAAAAATGGAACATATAGAATCATTATTAAAGATAGATAAAATAAAGAATACAAAAACAAATTTAACATCAAAACAAAAGAAAGAATTTCAGAAATATATACAAAATTAAATTTTGATTTAATTCTAAATCAAAATTTAACGCATAGATAAATAATGGAATATGATATGTATATAGTAAAAAAAAATAAATTAAAATAAATATAGATTTTAAAAAAATTTTTATTATAATATATATTATATATAGTATGGATTCAAGAAATAGGGACGCTGAATATGAAAGCCGTTCAAAACTTCCAGGAGATTTAGTAAAACAAGTTGCTGAATTATTCCGTTATGGACAAAGTGATGTTAAAGTATTTGAAATGTTAAAGAAGAAATACAGAGATGATGATGTATTATCAGCGGTTTTTGAAGCGTACAAAGAAAGACAAGCATATATCATGAAGAAAGCACAAAAAGTCAAAAGATTAATGTTAGACAGATATGCTTCACAAAATTTAACAATTGATCAATTATTCAGAAAAGTAAAGAAATATCAACAAAAATTAAAATTAAATGATGACGAATTCTCATATTTTGTACATTTAGTAATGTCAGATAGAACATTATCACCAGAATGGTGGGAAAAAATGTCAACAACTCCATTAGCCAAAACTTTAGGATATGACCCATTATTAGTAGTTCCATCTTCATTATCAGTTAAAGATAATGAATTAGATGTAGTTCAAGAAATCTTAAAATTATATGGAGAAACAAGAGTAAAACATGGACAAGTAGTATTACAATCATTAACCTATGCATCAGATGTCCAATTATTAAGTACTACTTTAGTTGCTAATGCAAAATATAATCCAGAAAAACACAACTTATATTCATTTATCCATCCAGTATTATTTGCATTATTTTTCAGAAAAGTTCAATCATTAGATGAAAGAATGTTAATTGCAAATTTAGGTTATATTGTAGAAAGAAAATACAATGGAAAACCAATTAGTACTAAACCAGATTTCCAATTATATTGGGATTTAGTTTCAGATCCAAATGAAAGAACATGTACTACTGAACACAGTGCAATTAAAGATTTAAGAAACAGATTCTTCTTACAAACTAAATTATGGGATTCAGTATTAAGATTACGTCAAGGACAAATGTTTGGAGATAACTCATATGAATTCTTATTAGCAGTAGATCAATGCAGAAATAATATATATGATGCTCCAGATTTATCATATTCAAGAGATGAAGGAGCATTATTAAGAAGATTATTATCCGCATTTTCATTAAGACCAACTTTAGTAACAACCTCAAGAATATACGCAGGACCAGCACCAACAGGATTAGCAGGATTAGCAGTTGGAGGACCATCTAATTTAAGTGTAGGACACTTAGGACCATTTGGAGGATTAAATGAATTAACCGCAACTGGACTTACTGAAGTAACTCAAATACCAATGATTACTGTAAGATTACCATATATTAATCAACAAGTAGTTGGTAATGTAGCACAATCAAAACCAAATGTAAATCTTACTGAAGCATTAAGCCAAACTCAATGGTATATTGAAAATAAAATGGTTACTCCAAAGACTCAAAGCATAATTGACAGTCAAAATGTATTATTCTTCTATATAGCAAGAAGATATCACGCACTTTCATTACCAAGATCTACAATTCCATGCAATTTTGATATGTTACCAATGACAGTAATTGGATTAGAAACATTAAATGATACACATGTAAATGTTCCAGAACAATTATTAGATTTACCACAAGGACAAGGTACATTTAGATTACAATCTTTAGTATGTTTATCTTCTCATGAATCTAATGGTAGAACTTTAATTATTGGTTCAGAAGCCTATGTTAGATTACCAGAAGCAGTAGCTACAGAAGCAGTCGGTGGAGGTGAAAATGGACAATGGGTTAAATATTGCCCATTAAATCCAACATCTAATAAGAATGAAGTTTTAACAAAAGAATCATTACCA